GCTACCACCTTTGAAATATCATTGGTTCCCGCAAGGAGCTTAACGATATGAGCATGACCAAAGAAATGGCCCGCTTGTCCGTCCACAAGGGCCACTGCTATTGGCACCGCCTTAACGGCGGCGATGTACCGGCGACCTTCCTGGTGAGCCGGCAGTTTGGCGACCTCGGGGTCCTGGAGGTGGGGATTTGCAGCTCTTGTCTTCCGACCTATGGCCCTTTCAACAGTGTTTCCTTAATGGAGCGGCGATGAGCGAATGCACTAAAGACCTCCGGGTCTTCCTTAAATTTAAGAATGCCAGGCTACTCGATGCCATTGATAACACCTTCGGACCAGACATCAGCCTTTCGGCTGTCATGAAGGCCATTGGCACAAACGCCAATGTCTTTTATGGACTGATAAACCTTTCCAAGAGCCCGTTCCCTAAAAACAAGGGGATAGGAAAGGGTTCAGGACGTGGGTCAGGGCACGGGGTTAATGTCGAGGGGACCTATTATAATCGGTCAGCCGTGAAGATTGCCGAGGCCCTTGGGCGGCTGGTTGAAGACCTCTTTCCTAAAAGCCTTTATGACCTTAAACTTCCCAAAGATATATCCCGGGACATGAACTCGGTGCAGCTACTGTCTCTCCAGGAAGCCAGGGAAATGAAGCTCTTGACCGATGAATCTTATGAGCCGGATTTCGATGCCCCCATGCTCAGCGAAGACTTGAATAAAATACTTGGCACACTCACAACCAGAGAAGAACTGGTCCTGAGACTGAGGTTTGGGCTCGGTGGCCCGGAGCTCACCTTCGACCAGTTAGCCGTGTATCTCAAATGTTCCAAAGAACGGCTCCGGCAAATCGAAAAAAGAGCCCTTTTAAGACTCAGGCATCCAGCCAGGAGCTTAGGACTGAAAACATATTACGATGATGACGCTTTCATACCGACAGCAGGGGAGGTTGCAAATGATTGAACTCGACGTGGGGTTGGCGCTCATGGCCCGGCCTGAGTGAGGCTGCTTCTTATCGGCTGTTTGCTTTTAACCCTAACCCCGGCCCCTGGACTATGCCAACCTGACAAAATATGGGGGCAGGACGTAGCGAGCCAGATGGACACCTTGATGAAGCTCCACCAGGAAAAATTAACCCCACCGGTTGTCGGTGACCTCCAGATGCCCAGACGGCTCTGGTGGATGTGCCTGGTGGCGGCTGAGGCGACCGGCGCCGACCCGGCGCTCCTGGCTGCGGTAATGCGGTTCGAGGGCGATTTCCGGACCGGGGAGTCCCCCGGGGGGACGTATGTGTTCCCTATGGGCCTCCACAAATGCTTCCGGGGCAAGTACCCCATTGACGACGTGTTCGGGAACGTGCTCACCGCCGCAAGGCGGCTGGCTCAGTTCGATGACGACAGGGAAGCCCTGCGGGGCTACAACACGGACAGGTCCTCAGCGTTCGGGCGCTACTGCCGCTCGGTCCTGGGGGCGACCAGGAGGTTGAAAACGAACTATGAGAATTTTTCTAATAGTTGGGCTTATAGGTCTGCTGTTGACCATGCTAAGCGTGGTCTTGCTGAGCTGGAACTTACGGCGGCGGCGTATGCTCGTCGACGCAACTGATTACTGGCAGGGAATTCAGGCGCAGTACGTCCATATGCAGTGGCGCTTCGGAGCGGTGCTGCACCATAATGCCCCATGGGACGGGGAGGGCTGACATGAGCGACCCCATGACCCCGGACCAAAAAGCGTGGATAGAAGGGGCGTCCTACGAGAGCCTGCTGAGCAAGTGGCGCTTCGCCCCGGCTGGAGACCCGATGTTCACTGGAGAAACCGGGAAGTATTACTCCGAAATGATGGCAGGAAGGCGAACAGAAGCGGGCCCTCAGGCTCACACAGCGGCCAGCAAGAGCATCGGGTGGGAGAAGCATGGCTCTTAATATAACCGAACGCCTGGAGTTCGCACCCGAACAGTTGCTCGCCGCCCTCAATGACCTGGTGGTGGACAAGTACGTCCTCTTGTGCGGCAAGTGCATGATGCCCCTCCAGAGGCGAACCGTCACGCTGGCTTATGAGTTCGGGTGCGCTTATTCCTCGGAGTTCTACTGCACCGGCATAAACTGCCATAACGTGCTGATGCCCATTCCCAGGTCCCAGGCCCTGGGCAGGTTCGTCGAGCGGAGGGAGCTTTGAGGAAGGTCCTCGGCGAGACGTTCGTTTTTGAGAGGCCCACCCTGGAGAAAATATGGACGCTCTCCAAGGAAATCAACCGCATCAAGAAAGTGGACCTGACCAACAAGAAGGACCGGGACCCGGTTAAAATCATGTTCTTCGGTCTGCGAGCTCAATATGCCGTAAATACCATGCTCGGCACACCGTTCGATTGGGAGGTACACCCAGGCAACGATGGAGGAACAGACGGGGTTTTCTTGGGAAAGACCTACCAGGTTAAGTATTCCAAGTATATGCCCCCCAAGGTTTACCTGGCTTTTTCAATGGAGCAGCCCTTGACAGCAGAAATGGCTATCCTGGTGGTGCCTCTGGTAGACGAAAAGGTCAATATGCACGTCCAGGTCCTGGGATATATTGACGCTCCTGACTTTTTCCTCCATGCGAAACAAGTTAATTGGGGGTCTTACGTCGGCGAAAACTGCGTTCACCACACCCTGCTTAAGCCGTTTGGTGACCTACTCGCCCAAATCCCGCCGCCGGAGACTCTGTTGAGCGTCTGGGAAAAAAGCGAGCACTACAAATTCATCAACTCAATGTCGACCCCTGAATTCTATCAATGGCAAATTGATAAACAAAAAAAGGAGCTTATGCCTAATGGTCCCGATTAAAGTTGTCCACCCCGAAGAGCTTTTGACCCATACCATGAGCGGCGTCGGCATCACCCCCGAAGGTGAGCAGTTCGCCGTCTTCAACCTGGTGGGGGAGTCCGGCGTCATGATGCAATTCGGCCAGGACCCCCGCTTCCGCTACAAGGTCCTGATGAAGGATTGCATTCAGGCCATCAAAGAATTCCACGAGGAGTACCGTAATGAGCTACTTAATCTTGCCCATCCGGACGGGGGGGAAGAAGCTGCTGGTGGGAATTCACAGGCCCCCGGACCCGTGGCTGCAGTTCAGCATGATAGGAGTGAGGAACGGCCTGCTGGCGAGTGAATTCGCCACCACTGCCGACCTGCGCCGCATGGCCCGGGAGCTCTTGCGGCACGCTAACGCCATAGATGGGGTGGAAGGCCTCCGGTGCGTGGGCGGCGGCAAACAGTGAGCCGCCCAAAACGCCGGAGCACCCAGCATAGGAGGCACAACCGGACCCAGGAAAAGACCGATTGCCCCTCTTACAACAACGACGGCGAAGGGTGCCTGGAGGAAGCCGCCAAAAAAGACCTGAAAACGGTCCCCTGCGTCGGCTGCCGGCTCTACCCAGAGCTCATGTCACAGAATAATGTGCAAGAGCTTGACAAAAAGGACAGAAACCGGGCATAGTTACCCCGGGCAAGGGGGTTTTGTGAGGTGCAAAAAGGCTTTCACCTGACTGTCGACGGCTTCTCCGGCTCCAAACTGTTGCTGGCAGACATGGAGACGGTCTATCACTTCCTGGACCGGGCGCCGCTCCTCATCGGCATGAAAAAGCTCATGCCCCCTATGGTTTTGAAGTATAACCCCACCGGAGAAGAGCCGGAGTGGGGGGTTACCGGCTTCATAATCGTCGCCGAGAGCCATATTTCCATCCACACCTACCCGGAAAGGCAATATCTGGCCCTGGACGTCTACTCTTGCAAGAGGTTTGACCTGGATTCGGCCATCTGCTACGCTGCGGAGCTGTTTGGACTTAAAGAGCTGACCATCAATTACCTGGATAGAGGCCTGGCGGTCTTTGGCCGGCCAGGCAACATCCACCCGGGAAAGATATTAAGCCCGGAGACGAGAAAAATGCTTGACAGGATAGCCGGCCCCCACTAAGATGTCGGTATCTCCTTGTGTTTCATGGTTTTGCCCGTTCGTTGCCACGTACCACAAGTCCACGGCCCTCCCAGGGTTGCCGCCCCCTGGGGGGGCCTTTTTTGTTATGAAATTGTTATGAAATTGTCATGATTTGGAAAGTGGGAAACTTTCACCCCCCACTTTGTTTCCCATTTTCGAGCGTGGTCTTCCACGCTTCCATGAATTCATGGAGCGTGCCCATAAAGGTGTCCTTCTCGGCGGTGTTCATAAGTCTGAACGTGTAGTTCCTGCCGTGCGTGAATTCGGAGGGCGGCTCTTCCGGGTCCCCCACGTTCCAGACCATCACGTTAATCTTTGTGCTCTGGTCCACCTTCGCATACCTCCCAGGAATGCCTTGTCTGGTCTTTCCACATCTTGTTCGCTTTTGCCACGTTCATGTTCGGGACCACAAAATAAAACCGCCTCTTGGGCATCCCACCCCCGTACCCTTGGGTTGTTGATGTCCAGAAGAACCCATCCCCGGACTTATAAAGAGCCCGGACAGCTCTATATGACAGGGCGTCCCCCAGAACCCCTTTTATTTCGTGGACCAGCTCAGTTTCATTCGGGGCCCGGCCCAAGTGGTTTGAGAGATTGATGATGGTGCCGACGAACTGCTTGAGATAGGTGAAGTCTGGCTGCGGAGGTGGCGCCTTTTGCACCCCACACTCCGGGCGCTGCAGGTCGAAAAGCACCTGGCCTATCCTGCCGAGCACCAGGACCCACGGGCAGGGAGGGGCGCTGTAAATGCTCACATAGGGAGTGAGCCGGACCTTAACCAGGCGCCCCTGGTGGGGCCTGTAGATAAGCAGGGCAGTGGGCAAAAACTCGACCGCCCACCCAAGTTTGGTCAGCGTCAGCTTTCCACCTCCACCACGGGAGCAGCGGGTATGATGGGGCGCCCACCCAGAATACAGGCACTCCATCAAGACCCGGACCTTAACGCCGTCACCAAATATCGGCATCCGTCCCCCTCAGTTGTTGCAAGATATGCAACGACTCACCACCAGGGCATGACATAGATACTCATGTTTACTCCTAACTGCCTAACATCACCGGCGAATAGGTATTTTTTACTGTGTTCATTTCCACGATATTGCCCTAACCCCATCACTAAGTAACCTATCCTGCCATAACGAATCATATCAATAGGTTGCAACTAAGTAACCTTTTCTGCCCATCACTCAGTAAGTCCTAAGCGATTCCCTTACGACTTACTCAGTCACCCGTGCCTTGTCCTCCTCATACGACCAGCTCCTGGGGGGGCTAAAATATGTTTTGGAGCTTTCCTTCATGCGCCCGGGCCGGTCGTCCCAGACTTTCTGCTTGTGATTGCCAAAGCTGGTCCAGACCTCCACCGTGGGGCGCCCGTCTTCCCAGACTATGACGGGCTCCAGGCCAGGCGGCTCAGCCCCGAAGACCACGGACTTGAACCCGGCTACGGCAAAATAAAACATAACCGCACAAAAAATTATCATCACAATCAACGGCCAATTAATCTTAATCCTGGGCCTCATATCACTTCCTCCATGGTCACGCCTACCGTTACCCCCGGCATTTCTTCCATGCTGGCTTTGAATACGCTGGCCCACTCTTCCAGTATCGACATGATTTCATGTCGAGACAAGGGGACGCCATTCTGGGCTGCCGCAATTATCTCCGGCGCCTGCTTCGGGTCTATGGAAACGACCAGGCCCACGATGATTCTATTTGGTATCCCTATTTGCGATTCTGGCATCTTCCAGCTTCTCCTTTACCTCTTGGCAGTAGTTGTCCATAAGTTCCCGCATGGCTCCCAAGGGGGTTTTGCCGTCAAGGCGGCAAGTAATCCGGAATCTCTGTAACTGCATCGGGGCCACCAGGTCGAGCCGCAGCAGCTCGCTCAGGTCGAACAGGTCCAGGCCCAGGGCACGGATAATCCTCTGGAGAGTCGGCAAAGCCGGCAGCGTCCGAGTCGTCTCAAAGAAGCTAATCTGGTTGGGGAGAATCCCCACCTGGCGAGCCGTCTCCGGGATACTCAACTTCGACCGTTCCCGGAACTCCCGCAGCTTGGCCCCGTTCCAGAGCTTAGCCGGAGGAACCCGAGCCATCTTTTTTCTCGTAAGGGATGATTTTTACGTGGCCGGCAGACATGACGACCGGCACCAGGTCGCCTTTCCGCAAATTATGGAAGGTAACGAACTTTCGGGGGATGCACACGTAAAGGCACCCGTTGAGACTGACGAGCTTCCGCTCCACCACCTCTCCAGTTAATTCGTCTGTCACAGTATTTTCACCTTTATGATTAACCCCCTTATCTATAAACATACCCCCCATTATTATAAACTCCGAGTTGCTTTGCAAGGGAAAAACGCCCTTGCAAAAGAGGGAATGTCCCAGATAATGGCCCTATGTTAGGCCTGGACATCGATTTAAGCCCCACGCAGGACGCCTTTGTCTACTCGGACGCCAATATCAACTGGCTTATCTCCAATACCGGGGAAGGCAAAACGTATGCCTGTATCCTGAGCCTGATGGAGCACGCCGCCCTTATAGGCAAGCCCCTGGCGGCGGCTATCGTGCGGGACACCCACCAGAACATCAAGGGCTCCATCGTGCGCAGCATCATGGAGTTCTTCGAGGATAACCCCAAGGCCTACCGTTTTGCCGACGATTTTAAGCGCTTGACCATATACTCCAAGCCCCGGGTCGACTGCGACCTGTTCGGCATCGATGACCTGGGAGACCTCTCCAAACTGCAAGGCCCGCAGTATGGGCTTATCTGGCTAAACGAACCAGCTCCCATATCCGGCACCTTGATTGCCAACGCCGGCCTCTCAGAAGAGGTCTTCAAGGTGGCCCTGGTCCGATGCTCCCGGCAAAAGGGCGCCCCCGCCCGGCTTAACATCGACATGAACCCAGCGGAAATGGACCACTGGACATATCGGTGGGCCTTTGAAGAGCCCGACATCGACCCCCGCTTCCCCGACATCCGCAAAGCAGTCTACCGCATCATCCCCGGAGAGAACGCCCACGTCTCAGCCCAAAGCCGCCAGGCCGTGCAGATGGCCTACCAGCATGACGTCTCTGGCTATACTCGCTTTGTTCTGGGAGATTTTGCCCCGGTCTACAAAGGGAAAAAAGTGGCGATGTCGTACAACCCGCATATCCACTTGTCAGCTATCGGCCTGGAACCGGCCCCGGGCCTGGACGGCTTCATGTTCTATGACGGGTGGCATAACCCCGTTTGCCACCTGGGGCAGATAACCGGCACGGGACGCATGGTTTTTATCGACACGGTGCGCATGGATGGCGCCGCCGTTGAGCAGCTCATCGATTACAAGGTGCGCCCCCTGGTTGAATCCCCACGCTGGAAAGACAAGTGCCGCACCTGGCGGGCCGGGGGCGACATATCCATGGAAGATGCCGACCAGAGCTCCAAGGTGCGCAGCGCCGCCAGGACTATCTCGGATGCTTTTGAAATCCCGTTCGAGCCTGGGCCAAAGCGGTGGGAGCGCATCTACGCCGGGATGAACAAGGGCTTCTCCTATAACATCCTGGGGCGCCCCGCCATCGTCATCAACCGGGACAACCGGGTTCTGCACCGCTGCCTGGACGGCGGCTGGCATTTCAAAACAGACCCCTCGGGTAACGTCCCCAAGGGAGCCAAGCCGGAAAAAGACGAAATGAGCCACGTCGGCGACGCCTATGCCAATGCCGTTTGCGTGATGCTCCCGGTGTTCGACACTAAATTCGACATGAAGGTCTACAAGAAGGCCATTGAACGCCAGAAAAACAGGGCAGCCGGATACGGAGGCGCAGCTTATGGGTAGGCCCGAACAGGACATTAAAACTTCCGGATATGAAGCGATTTGGCCGGTTAAAGTTCTGGCCGGCCATGATTTCAAGGGGCAGCGCATCGAGAAGGAGGCCTACCGGAACATGGTGACCGGTAGCCTGGAAGAGCCGCCTAACGGATGGAAAGACGACCCCACCATGGCCCCGAGCGGTGACCTGGGACACCTGCGGCATTCTGGTGGGACCGATGAATTTTGGGAAAACATGAAGGCCCAGAGAGATAAAACTTATGGCAGGGTCACCTTGCAGAAGCCTGGCAGAACCATTATCAGCTACCCCTGAACCGGAGCTGATTTACGTTTACGAGTCCCAGGGGGCAGACCCCCTGACCAAAGAATGGGATACCGACGTTGCAAATTGCGAGTGTGGCAAGGAATACCGGGCCGTCTATCACGTGCCCACTTACCTTAAGGCGGGGCGTCTACGATGCCCCGGTTGCTTGCGGTATAGGGCTGTAATCAGGTCCCAGGCAACCAGCAACGATAGCGGGAGGGTCCACTGATGGCAAATGATTTGGTCGATACGGTTAAAAAGTTTGATTTGCGCCCGATGGCGCAGGCGGTTAGGGACACAGCGGAAAAATATATGGGTCCGGTCACGAACGCATTGGGGCTTACAGGGGGGGCGTCAAAACCCGACATCACGCCTCAAGCTCCCCCCGGAACCCCCGCTGCTAACCGTGAAGTCTGGGAGGCCAAGGGGTTGCCGGGACGAGCTAAGGGTGGCCCGGTAAAAAAGGGCAAGAAGTACGTCGTGGGCGAAAAAGGCCCGGAGGTGTTCGTCCCCAAGCAATCCGGGAAAATCGTGCCCAATAATAAGATGCCCGCCCAACCGCCGGCGAGAGGATACGCCCCCCCGCAACCTGTTGCTCCGCAGCCAACCTTTGCTCCGAAGCAACCTGTTGCGAAGCCTCCAGTTGACCTGTCGCAGCTCAGGAAATTCGCCAAGGGTGGGGGAAAGAAGAAGGCTGCAAAGCCCCCGGCAAAAGCGAAGGCCAAAGCCCCGGCAGCACCGAAAGGTGCCTTCCCCTGGTCAAGGGGGTAAACAATGGCGTTCATGGAAGACCCCACGCAGGCGAATCTGCAGCGGATACAACAGCTCGATAAGTGGACTCCGGAGCCCCTGTACGACGAAATAGAGACCCGGGACCGGGAAGCCGCCGCCCAGGCCTACGCCGGGGAAAACCAAGAACACTTCGTCGGCTACCTGGAAGACTGCGTGCAGCAATCTGTCGACGCCATGCGGCAGATACGCCGGAATCAGTTGGAGTGCTGGCAGGTCTTCAACGAAGAAGAGCCTGCTTTTTACGCTCAGAAAGAGCCTTGGCAGAGCAAGGTGGTGGTCCCCAAGCCTTATGGCTCCGTCCTCTTTGCTGCCGCAGTAACCCGGAAGGCCTTCGATGCGCAATACCTGAGCATCGAAAACGAGCAGAACCAAAAGCTCGAATCCTTCTGGACCAAGTGCCTGACCCTCATGCTCTCCAAGACCTACGGCGACTTCCCTCTGGCATTCATGGACTCAGCCCAGATGTCCTTTGCTATCGGGACCTCCATGGAAATGTTGCCGGTCTGGCGCCCTGGCCTGGGTCTGCGCTTTATCAATGTCGAGCCCTGGAAAATCCACCGGGACCCGGACTCAGTTACCCGGAAATCCCAGAGCGGGATGTATTGGATTCACCAGGAGTACCAGGACCTTTGGCTCATCAAGAAATACGGAGCCGATGGCCGGTACGTGAACACCGAGGGGCTTAACAAGGACACCGACTACACCAACAAAATAGACCCAAACCTGAGCCAGTGGGCTGTCGACCGCCGCCGTGGCATGAGTTGGCGCCGTAGCAATTTCCGCACTATGATGCTGACATCGGAGTTCTGGGGCACGATTCTATCCCCCCGGGGGGAGCTCCTGCTTCCCAACTCCACCTATACCGTGGCTGCTGACCGGGTGGTCCGGCTCCCCAAGTCCTCCCCGTACCCGAAACTCAGGTGGCCCGGGTCCTCCTTTTCGGTCCTGCCCCACCTGCTCCGCTTTGATGGTCGGGGCCTGGTCCACGGAATCAAGAGCCTTTGGTACTTCATGAACGGCCTGCTGTCGCTGCACAACGACGCCCTTAACTGGTTGGTCAACCCCACCTCAGAAATCACCACCCAGAGCCTGGTAGACCCCACGGACGTCGATGATTTCCCCGGCAAGAAGTATCTTGTTCAAAGAACTGAACAGGGCCAGCAGGTGGTGCGCTACCATGACCGCCGCAGCGTCACCGGGGACGTCCTGGCAAACCTCAACTTTGCCGACCAGCGCTACCAGGAAGGCAGCTTTGTCACGAGCCTGGTCCAGGGGTTACCGGGTTACCGGGCTGAGGTCACCGCCCGGGAAGCGGCCCAGAGCCTGGAGCAGGCCCTTAACATCTTTTCGCTCATCGGGAAGAACCTTGAGGGGGGCGCCCTGGACATCATCCTGGGAGCCGCCGAAGTCATCCGGGTGAACATGACCTACGGCGAATGCGCCGAATGGCTGGGCAAAGACGAGGACACCGGGCAGCTCTGGGCTGATATGTTTCTGGACCCCACCACGCCGACCCGGCTCAACATCCCGGTCCTCACCACCGGTTCTTTCCACGTGAGCGGCATGACGGCCCTCATGCGGGATTGGGAGACGGTCAGGAACATCAAGGACATCATCCTGCCTTGCCTGGAGAACGAATACCTGGTGCCGTTCTTCAATAAGTACGGCATCCTCAAGGCCCTGGAAACCCGGCTCAACCTCCGGGACGAGCACATCCTGCTGCCTATCGACATGGCGCTTCCCCTTGAATTGGGCCTGGCAAATCAATTTCAAGCTCAAATCGAGGCGGCGCAGCAACTTGCCCTGGCCGGCGCCGAACAGGCGTCCAGGCAGGCCTTGTCTACACCGGTTACGCCCCCGCCCACGGCAGGGACAAAGCCACCGGCTGGCGCTGAGACAAAAGAAAGCTATGGAGGTGAAGTCTAATGGCCCACGAAGTCTTAGAGGGGTCCCCCCATAAAGTAAGCATGGTCACCGGGAAGTTCCGGGACCCGAACGTCGACGACGACCATCGTCGCCGGCAGCATATGGATAAGTACCAGGAGGCTTTCATCGATGCAGCTATGCTGCAGGGTGACCTGGTATCTGGCTCCGGCAAAACGATGCTGAAAGTCATCAAAGCCATTTATGAGAAGCGGATGGGCGACCTTGCCGCTGCTGACCCGCAGTGTCAAGCTCTTGAGGAAATACTGGCCGCTTTAGGCCATGTGGCTACTGGAGCCCCTGAGCAGTTCTATCGAGCGCTGCTCAAGCACTTGGGGCCTGAAATTGCTGTACCATTTGACCCCCAGAGCGAACTCTATGAGGCTACCGCTAAGGGGTAACCGCCCCGGTGGAACATGAAAATGGCTACCCACCGAGGAATGGAGGCTTTATGTTGGACGATGTTGTAGTCGAAGCAGGACGAGAAGGGGCTGATGCCCCTCCCCCTGGGGCAGTTGTTGTAGAACCCAAGGGGAAGAGTGCCCTGGACGATGCCCTGATTAAAACCCAGGCCGTCTTTGGTGGGCACCCGAGTACCGCCGCCGACCTGGTGGAGGAGGACGAAGAACACGGTAAGGACGCAGGGGAAGAGGATGGCTTGCTAACCCAACCGCCTAAGGACGGCAAAAAGCCTGACAAATCTGCCAAGCCCCGGGGTAAAACCCTGGAGGAAGAGGCAGAGCTTCGGGCCGAGGCCGAACGGTGGGGGCATGAGTTGGGTAAAGAGGTCAAGGACCTGAAAACCGAGAATGCCGGACTTGTGGCACGCTTGGAAGCCCTGGAGAAAAAAGGCCAGGGTGAGGAACCTCCCACCCCTCCAAAAAAAGCAGGTGAAGAGGCCCCAGGGCCTGTCGCCGCAGCCAAAGAACGCATTCGTGAGCTCCTGGTGCAGATTGACGAGCTCGACCAGTTCGACCCGGACTACTACGAGAGAAAAGCCGACCTCATGGCCCAGCTTTATGGCAAGGGGGGCAACAACGTCTCGGAGGGGGACCTGGAGAAGCTGGTCGCTAAGGCCGTCAAGGACCAAAAAGCGAAAGACGAAGAAATCAGGACCGAGGAAGACAGGGGACAGGCGGCTGCCAAGAAAGTCGTCGCCCTGGCAAAAAAACTCGGCCTGGATATGCGGGAGGCTATCAGTAAAGACGACGACGGGACCCCCACCAATTCTTACGATTGGGATACCTTCTGGGATGTGAGTGCCCGTGCCCCCAAGGATTTACCCTTGGACGAGCAAGTCAAATGGTGCGCCAAAGAAGTCAAGCGGTTGAAAACGGTTGCCCGACAAGCAGTTATCAAGGAAACCGAAGACGCCGCCGCCCACCACCGGGACACTGGATTCCTGGAACGCCACGGCGAAGGCCGTTCACCTGCGGAAACCCGTAAAGCCCCCACCCAAAACTTGACCCTCCAGGATGCCTTAGTGAGGAACCGGAGGGTAGTTTAGGGAGGATTCAATATGGCAACTCCGCATAGCTGGGAATGGGACGCCCCCGATGGCGTCTACAAAAACCACGCTCTTTCCGACGAGCTGTTGCTCCAGAGCGTAGCCCAACTGAAAGTCGTTCCCTTCACCAAGCCGTTCTCCGGCCTGGGGAAAAAGAAGGGTGAGTACATCAACATCTACCACCTCAAGGAACTTGCCGACCAGGAAAGCTCACGGCTGGCCGAAGACGACAAGATTCCCATGGACAAGCTGGCCCTCGGGTCCCGTCAGATTCGGGTCGTGCCGTTTGGCCGGGGCGTCGCCTTCACCCACCTGTCCGAGCTCCTGGCGAAGTTTGACCCCTCGGACTATCTGCAGAGCGCTCTCATGCGGCAGATGCGTCGGGCCCTGGACACCGAAGCCGCCGATGCCTTCAAGGACCCCCTGGCGGTTAAAATCGTGTTCACGCCCACGGGCGTAAGCTCCGGCTCCTTCGGCACCAACGGCGTAGCGCCTACCCTCGCCACGGCAGCGATGAGCTTCGACCACATGGGCATCCTCGCCGACTACCTGGCCGGCGACCTGCACGTCCCGCCCTATGAGGGTGAGGATTACATGATGCTGTCCTGCCGGAAGAACCTCCGTGGCCTCAAATCGGATGCGCTCTGGCAGCAGGTCCATATGTACCTGCAGAAGGGCGACCTGTTTTTCCGGGGCGAGGTTGGCAAGGCTGAGAACATCCGGTGCATTCAGGTGGACCGGGCTGCGGCCTTCTCCAACACCGCTAACAACAGCACCAAGTTCGGCGAAGGCGTCGTCTTCGGCGACGAGGGCGTCATCCGTATCGACGTGGAAACCCCCCACCTGCGGGCCGAACCCAACATGGGCACCAACTTTGGTCTGCTCAAGGGCGTGGCCTGGTACGGCGTGCTGGCGTTTGCGAGCCTGTGGAACACCGCAAATGACGGCGAAGCAAAAATCATCCGCTTGGGCAGCACCTAAGCCCAGGCTAAAGGAGAAGGAGGAGGGATACCATGTTTGATAAATTCGTTATGGGCGACCCGTCCATGTCCAAAGACATCTGGCCTTCGGCAATCGCCCTGGAGGCCGGTGCCGCCGTGGTCCGTACCTGGGCCATTCTGGAAAGCTGCGTGGTGGAGAAGTTCGGTGTCTTCATCACCGTTGCTCTGAACTATGACACCATGACCGCCAACTGCGTCCTGAAACTGAAAAAGCGTCCCATCCCTGGGAGCGCCAGCGGCGAAGTTGTGCTCGCCACCATCACCCTGCTGCAAGGGTGGGCTGCCTTGACCAGCTATTTCGTCAAGGTGGATAACGCCCTGAACGCCGCCAAGTGCAAGCGGGGCGAAGAGCTCGTCGCCGAAATCACCACCCAGGGCGCCGGTGGCACCGAAGTCGGTGACTTCCAGCCGTATTGGTGCGGCCATCCCACGGATGAGTCTGCCGGGAACCTGGGCGTATATCAGGTGGACATCACGCCTGCGTAAGCTAACCTGACTTAACCGGGGGGCTCCGGCCCCCCGCATTCTTACCCTGGAGGACGAAAGATGCCGAATATCGCTGCTTCTGATGTTGTCGTTAATCTGCTCAGCCGTCCGGGGCGCCGCCTGGTGGAGGGAGTCAAGCAAGTATATGCCGACATCGTTTTCGGTGATGCGAGCCTGGACTACCCTGCTGGCGGCTTTCCGATGCCGAACCTGGCCGTCTTCGGTCTGCTGAAAGACTGCTTCTTTATTGACATCGAACAGCCCGGGGATGGGTTTCTGTACCAGTACGTCCGGGCCACCCACAAGATGAAGATTGTTCAGTCCCTGGGCGGCATCCCTGCCGGCACCGTGACTGTTGCCGACCATACCCATGACCTGCGCCTCATCGGCGGGATTACGGCGACTGAGCCCGTGGCGTGCGATGGTGCGGCCCTGAACTTCGGGAAGAACGCCGCCACCAACCGGGTAATTGCCGGCGCCAACGAAGCCACCAAGGGCGGCGTGGTCCCCAAGACCGGCCTGACCGGCGCTTACAACGGAACTGCCGGCTCCCCTGGCCCGTTTTCCGAGTATTCCGGCAAACCGGCAGCAACCACTCTCCGGCTCCGGCTGGAAGGTAATTAACCTCTAACCCCTAACCCCTGAAAGGGAGGTTGTATGTCTCAAACTATCAGACGGCCAGGATTCGGCACCATCAAAATCGTCAAATCCTGGGTCAAGGCCGATGGAGTCCACATTGGACAATTAGAGGGCGGTGGTTACGCTCATCTGTCCGGCCTGCCGGTACAAGCACTCGATGAACTCGACGGCCTTATGATGACCGACGACGAATGGCAGGTAGCGGTTGCCTGGTTCGATGGCGAAAAGGAACGGGCTGCCATGGCCCCCCGGAACATTGTCATCAAGCCGGACGGGTCCTTTGAGTGGAGCGACGGAACGAAGGTGACCAACTACAACGAGGTCATCCAGGCTATCCCTGCCGGGAAATTGCAGGACGCAGCCCTTGATTGGCTTGCCGACCAGAGGGCCGCTGCCATACAAAGGGAAAAAGTGAAGGACTCCCCGCTCGGCTCGGCTGCTGCAAAAGTGGCCGGGACCAAGCCCCGGCAGGCGAGGCCTACCGAGAAGCCGTCCAGCCAACGGAAGGCCCCCCCCCGAAGGGTGGCGCCCAAGCCGGCAGCGCCTTCTGCTAAGGCCGAGACGAGTCCATGACCTGGCGGGGGAGTACCGAAATGACGGTGTGTCACAACCCAAGATGCGGGTCACAGTACCTGGCGTCCCACATTCATTGTGACCCAGATTGGGAGCACTCCCCCGAAACTCACTGCCCTTATTGCGGGCAGGACCTTAAAGTGTCAGCCGCCCAAAACAGGGGGGTGGTCTACGATGGCGAAAGCAAAGAAGAAGGATAAAAGCGGTAGACCGAAGGGTGGAGGTCGAGATGAACCTGAGTGAGCTCCGGAGCGAGTTGAACCTGGTGGTCAGGGATAGCTCCTTGCTGCCTTATTTTGACACGTGGATAAACGAGGCCCTGCAATCTCTGGCTATGCAGTACGACTTCCCTTCCCTCAAGCGCCTGGAGCCTTATACCTTCCCGGTCCAGGACGCTACCTGGCACCTCCCCGCCCCTGAAATCTTCCAGAAAGGCATCTTCCGCTGTTACGACAGCGCCGGCAACAAGGTGAGGGTGCTGGACCGCATGGAGGACCTCGAAAAACGGGATTGGGAGCATATCGAGGTGGCCGACCATATCACGCACATCTGCGCTTTTGAACAGGGTGACCTTCCGGAATTTGCTTACTACCCCAAGGCCACCGAGTCCGTCAAGGTTTGGTTTTACAATAAGCCTGCCTGGCTGGACGACGACGATAAAATCCCCTCCTTCATCCCTTCGGAGTTTCATTTTCAACTGGTGATTCCAGAAATCATCATTAAGAACTTCGAGCGGCTGCAGGATATGGTAACCGACGCCCCCCACAATAGCCTGGGCTACTGGATACGCCGCAAGCAGGCTGGACTCACCGGGTCCTCCGTGACCGGGGAGGTGGGCTTTCTGAGCTGGATAGTGAAATCGAGGGGTGGCCCCCGGCGCCATGGGGGCCGGGACCCCCTGCCGTAGAGGTCTGAATGGGCAACGTGGTAACCTACGGATTCAAAGGGATGCACAACCTCCCGCTACCTGCGGCGAAGCATATGGACGACGCCCGCATGGCGATTCCACGCATGGTCTTGAACGCCGACGTTCTGGATGATGGGGTTGCGCAACAACGGGGGGGGTTCAAAAAGCTGTTCAGCCTCCCCGGAGCCCATTCAGTCTGGCACGGCGAAAGGACCCTCTGTGTCGCCACAGGGGCCTCTGGCGCCCCGGCCCTCTTCCAGGTAGGGGTTGACTCAGCTTTGGAGCTGGCCCCCGTAGGTGGCCCCTCACGGCGCCCCATGGAGTATCTGGAAGCCGGGGCTCATGTCTATCTGTCAAACGGCTTCTGGAAAGGACGCTACGACCTGGCGATAAACGTGATAGAGGGATGGGGCCTGCCCCTCCCCCTGGACCCAGAGATTACCCAGGTGGAAGGAAACCTGCCCCCAGGCACGTTCAAGCTCTGCTACACCAACTTTGCAAGACCCGAACGGCTGAGCGGGTCCGGTCCCGTGGCCGAGATTACCTTTGCCGGAGGCACAGCGGGGATAAAGTGCCTCAATCGCCCCGTCCTGGCCCTGGCCTGGATTACCGAACCCAATGGCTCGGAGTTCTACCTGGCGCCGATAGACGGCGATAATGTCATCAGGAAGCCGTACTACTCAACCCCTTTGCCAACTTTCGGGGTAATCCCGCCGCCGCCCTTAACGTGCCTTACCCTGGCTTTTGGCCGTGCCTGGGGAGCTAACGGGAAGGGGGTCTATTACAGCGACCCCTTTAAGTATGAACAGTTCAGAGCTGATAACTATTTCCCCTTCCCCGAAGACATCACCATGATAGCAGCCATAAACGACGGCCTTTTTGTCAATTCCCTCGACACCACCTGGCTGCTCAAAGGCACCACTCCGGCGAAAATGATTCCGGAAAAGCTGGGTCATGGGGCCATCCCCGGGACCCTGGGCTGGACCATGGCCGAAGGTGGCGCCTACGACCCGAAAAAGTCCCGCACGGTAACCCCCATCTGGTTCTGTAAAAGAGGCATTGTTATCGGCAGGCAATCGGGGGTCCTGGTCTTTCTGACCCAGGATGCGCTCCGAACCAACATCTTTACCCGGGGGGCTGCCACCAGCCGCCTGATTAACGGCATCGTTCCCCAGACCATCTTTTCCCTTACCGGCAACCCCCGGGGGGATTTCGACGATGGCCTGCATGAAGTTTTTGAGCGTGGACGAATCTTTATCCCTGCTCCCGGCGTCTTATCGACCTCGGGCGGGGCTATCATCAGTGGTGAAGGAGAATATCTATGAGCATTTATCTGCCGAACGAATCAGAACTCGATATGATGAGGGCCATCCTGCTGGTCGAGCAGTGGAACCTGGGGCTCTACAAAAATGCGCTGTCCATGGACGGCTCCCTGAGTATGCTCCTGGTGCAGGAAATGCCCGTGGGCGGGGGCCGGTCCTACGTCCAGAAGGCTCTGACCATGGACTTTGCGGCGGCTCTGGCTGCCAACAAGTGGTATCTGAGTCTCAACAGCTCCGGCAAAGCCGAGGGAGCCTACCACAACACCTACCTGGAATGGGAATTTGCGGCGGCAGACGTGGCCGACGTCAACACTGTCCAGGGGGTCTTCGCCTTCATCTGGGTGGTGCCGTTCGATGCCGGCCAGAGTGAAGGCCCCATCAAGGTCGGGGATACCATCACCGGCTTTACCAGCGCCGCCACCGGCATCGTGACCGGAGTGTTGCTCACCTCCGGGTCCTGGGCAGGCGACGACGCAGCCGGGCTGCTCTTCATCAAAACCAAAACCGGCACCTTCCAGAACAACGAAGAGCTCAGGGTCGGCGGGGTGAAGTGGGCCACGAGCGACACCGGCACCATATTCGCCGGCGACGCCCACAAGAAGCTGGTCTTCCTGGAAGAGCTGCCCGACCCGAAGCTCATCGACACTGCCGGGCAGAAAATCCGGGTCACCCTTAAGTGGACCCTGAGCACCGCTTAAATGGCACTTGGTATCCCGAGCATAGATGCCACTGAGCATCGCCAGGACCACGAGAACTTCGGGGACGTCTATAAGGTCCATTACAAAGAGGGGATTATCAAAGACTTTGGGGTCTCCAAAAAGGAGCCTATCACCCTCGATGATACTTGCACCGTGGAAATCGACGGGGGGGACAGAAAGGGAGTCCCCATCTTCTACCACTGTCGCAAGGGGTTTTATGACGGCTCCGTAGCCACGTTGAAGTCCAACAAGGCCTTAAAGCGAGCGGCCTGGGCGTTCCGGGCTGGGCAAAAGGTCAAGGTGATGATGGATGAGGACAAGCCTTATGCGGTCATCGGCCACAATACGCCCCCCGTTTATGGGGACCCGAAGGCCCCACGACAATGCGTAGACCTCATGCGACTCCAGTGGCACCGAAGCATCGGGACCGGGCGAGCTCCCTACGTCCCGCCCAAAATTCCGATAACAGAAGACTTTTTGAACTGGTTCATGTTCAACACGGATTGGCACAATATCACTTACCAGACCAGCGGCCCCCGAGAGTTTGTCGACAAGGACCAGCTTCCGATAGAGCCGGACGGGGGGGTTGCTCAATTTCCCCACCGGGCCCGGCATATCTTCGGAATGAGGGAACAGCAGTACGGGACGATGGTCTATTACCTGGGGGATTGGATGCTGGTGGTAGGCCCCGTGGCGTACATCTTCAAGGTTTATGCCATCGGGATGCCGGCTCCCATCACCGGAACTTTGAGTGTAGATGCCGCCATTTGGACCCCGGAACGACATGAACTCTGGATGGAAAACGCCAGACTAAAAGAAGAGCGTTACGGGACCGGGGGGGGTAATTTTCAACAGCTCAGCATGGACCTTATGATGGGTTATCCTTACGTTGGGACCACACCGCAGGTCGGGTTCTCAAACCTTTTGCTGAACCGGTTTAGGCTGACCGGGGCCGGGGAATCCCCCAAGTGGATTCTCTCTGAATTTTGGACCTACGATTGGGACCGGGAAGCCACGGACCCTAACACCCCTAACACGCCGAATGGGTGATTGCGATGTTTTTTGAAGACGATGATGCCTTAGACGCAGGTGCGGTCAACTACCAGGAAATCTTGCGGGCCGTTCGGGAGACAGACCCGGGGCTTTTCGAGCTTATGGTGCGCAATTTGCCCCTAAAGAACTGGCACGCCATGGTTGCAGACCTCCAGGCTCAAAAGCCGGAAGTCTTTGAAAAGCTCCGGCGTGTCGTGGACGCCTTGAAGAAGGGCCAGGGCACCGTCAAGAGCAGCCCCCGAAGGCCAACCCTTACCGCCGCCTGGGAATTGGCCGACGAGCTTAAGGTGTCCTACCAGTGCGACACCGGGTTTGTTGACGAGATAAAGCAGCGGCATACTGCCATCGTCTACCTTAAGCTGCCGGCCCCCATTATTGGGCTTCCCCGGGACCTCATGGTCATGTCTTCCAACCTCGCCAAAGACTATGGCAGTAAGAGGAAATGGACCTTCGGCTTTGACAATCGAATGTTTGTTGTTGACCTTGAAGACGACGCTCTCGCCGAAATCATCAAGAGCGACTTGGTGGAGCGGGTAGAGGTCCCCCCCATGGCCCGTATTCTTGCCAACAATATCCCAGCATACGACCCTGCGGGCGTCAATACCGATTGGGGCGTCACCAGGATTAATCCTCACGTCGCATGGGGCCTGGGGAATTTTGGGAGGTCAACGACCGGGCGGGCCATAAAGGTATGCGTTATCGATACCGGTATCAAGCCAGCTCACCAGACCTTTTGGAAAGATGGCGTTTGCGTTTATAAGGGCGGCTACAATTTTGTGTCCGGAGGCCCTAACCCCGCCGATGACCACGACCACGGGACTTATTGCGCTTCCATCGTGGCTGGGCAGCATAACGGCCTGGTAGGGTATTACCGGGGCGTGGCCCCTGGAATAGAATTATATGCCTGCAAGGTTCTTGACTCCAAGGGGTCCGGGTCCATGGCAAACGTCGCTGCAGGGATTGATTGGGGCAGGACAAACGGGATGGATATTCTCTCGCTATCCCTTGGAGGGTCTGGTGGTGCAGCGGCACTCGAAACAGCTTGTAACGCCGCTTGGTATGCGGGACTCTTGGTAGTGACCGCTGCCGGCAACTCCGGCCCGGGCGATAATACGGTCAACTATCCTGCCAAATATGCGAGTTGCATGGCTGTAGCAGCGTCAGATTTCAACAACAACATCGCCTCATTTTCATCCAGGGGTCCAGAGTCGGAGGTCTCGGCACCCGGGCGTTACATCACTGGAGCCTGGGCAGGCTTCACATATAAAGACTACGTTATACCAGGTTCGGGCGACAAATATATGTGCGCATCCGGCACCAGCGCCGCTTGCCCGCACGTAGCTGCCGGCGCCGCCCTGTTGAAGGCCTGGTATCCGGCTATGACCAACGCTGAAATGCGTCAATGGATTCGGGACCATTGTATAGACATATAGGAGAGAAGCATGGGAACTCCGTTTTGGTGCAACGAGGGCGAAACCAGGGTGCTCGGCATTCTCTTTGGAGACCAGCCGGTGGACGGTGCTTATTACCTGGGCCTCTACAAAAACACAGTTTCGCCTGGGGAAACCGCTGTGGTAGCCGACATGACCGAGCCATCAGGGTTCGGTTATGCCCGCAAGGTATTATCCCGGGGGGTGGCGAATTGGACGATTGCCGGCGACATAGCCACCTATGCCGAACAAACCTTCCTGGCCCAAGGCGGTGATTGGGGCAACATTTATGGTTATTTTATCACTACCACATTAACCGGCACCGGGGGGAAGCTCATGGCCCTTGAACACCTGGGCTCTGCTTTTAATGTGCTCGATGGCAAAGGAATTAAGGTTGTACCAAAAATATCTTGTGCTTAAGGGAGAACGACCATGGCGAAGTGGGTAGATGAAGGCGAAACGTGGCTGTTGGATGTGGCGTTCAAAAAGGGCACCTCTCCTCCGACCAACTTGTATATCGGGCTTTACACGAACTCTTCTGAACCGGCTGAGGGAGCGAATCTCGCCAGTTTGACAGAGCCGTCTGGTGGTGCGTATGCCCGCATCGCCATCGCTTGCGGGGCTGATTGGACCCTGAGCGGGGACCAGATTACGGCAGCCCAAAAGAGCTTTGTTGCGACCGGCGCTGCCTGGGGCAACGTGTACGGCTATTTCATCGCCACGACCGTTGACGGGACCGGGAAGCTCTTGGCAGTTGAACAGTTCTCTGACGGTCCTTACAACGTGGTGGACGGAGGTTCCGTGAAGGTGACGGCCAAGCTGGTCGCTGCCTAAGAGAGGGTCCGATGGCACGCATATTCACCTGGACAGGACGGGGCGGGGACGGCGGCGGTACTGCTTGGCTGCAAAAACAGTTCGAGAGTAGTTATATCTTTACCGGCACCCCGGAGATGGCGAATGTCCCTGAGATGGGCGGGAACTGCCTGGAGATGCCGATGGGTGGCTGCGGTCTGAGGCTTGCGTCCGGCACTCTCAGCGACATCTATATCGGGATGCGGGTTAAGCCCAAAGGTTGGGGGGACGGTTCCCGGCTGCTGGCTTTCCAGGTTGGAACGACTCCGATGGCGACTGTTCGGAGATATGGTTATTCTACCGGCCCCCCTTTCCCTTGCTTTTATGGTTATCGAGGGGATGATGCTACCCTTCTTGGGGGGGGTGCTATCCCGGCTGCTTGGGATGGTGTCTATTATGTTGAAGTTTACTACAAGCCCGACCCCACATCTGGCAGGCTTGTTATCAAAATCAACGGCAGGATTGATTGCGACTACACCGGGCAGACGGTTGCGGCTTCGCAAACAACATTCGATGAACTCTGGTTAGGGGGGGGCTACGGGAACGATTACGTTGGATGGTATATCAACGACATCGTGGTGGACAACGCCAACTGGCCTGGGATGTGTAATATGGCAGTCCTGGCCCCGGACGGAGTTGGTAATGCGAATCAGTGGAGTCCGAGCGCCGGGGCGAATTGGGAGTGCGTGGACGAAAAAATTCCTTCCCCCACCGATTACAACCATATCAACTCTGCGGCCCAGGTGGACAGCTTCGCTGTCGAGGCTCTGCCTGCGGCAGCGGTGGCGGTGAAGTCGGTAAACGTCCATGTCTTCCCGGTGAAAGAGGGCACGCCTACCCCAACACAGGTGGCACCGTTGCTGCGAACTGGAAGCACCGATTACGAGGGTTCTGGTGGAGTGGCAGGAATCTATATGAAAGACATCAAAACTATCTGGGAGGAAAACCCCAATACGACCGACCCATGGGCAGTGAGCGAAGTCAACGCTATGGAAATGGGCTATAAGTCGGCCACGTAGAGAGGAAAGCGCAGATGGCACGCATATTTATTACTGGAGCAGAAACAGGCGATATGTCTGCTTGGTCGTGGTCGAGAGGTGCGGCTGTGGTGCCGCCACGGTCAGGGATGACAGGGAATTACTGTTACGATTTGAGGGGTTCCGAGTACCCGTATTGTGTCAAAGAGTTTGCAAGCAACTTGAGTGAGATTTATGTAAGTATGCTGATACGGAGAGAAAGTAGTCCAGCATACGGACCACCAATTCTTTATTTTTATTCCAGCGATGAGGCTGAATCTGTGTTTATGTGGTTAGATACAACAAACTGGTATATTCAAGCTGCTCCAACTTATGCCGGGACGTCTTTTGCAAATTCAACACCAAATGCGGTTGCAATAAATACCACCTATAGACTTGAGGTTTATTTTAAGCCTTCTACCAGTTCGGACGGCAGGTTGGTAGTTAAACTTAACGGCACTATTGTTATTGATTATACCGGAATCTCATCCGGGAAAAATAACATTAGGTCTTTGGGTTTGTCAAATTGTCGTGGTCAGGCGTATTCAAATGCTTCGTTCTATTATGACGATGTTATTGTTGACGATGCCAACTGGATTGTGGGCACAGGCGAGATGGCGCATAAAGTGGCGGCGTTGGTCCCCACGGGTGCTGGTGCGGAAAGCGACTTGGAGGTCTCCACTCCAGAAAATGAGAGTAATGACAAGGCCCGGTGGCTCTTCGAGTCTGGGGCCTTAGCTACGGATGAAAAGGGAAATGCCGGGTTGACTCTCTACGGCTCCCCTGCCGCCGACACCGGGGATAAGCAACAAGGGTCTTCCAGTATCAGGCTGGTAAAAGCCAGCACGCAGTATGGAAAGGTTATCGATTCGGCCCTGCCGTCCGGGTTCCCTCTCAAATCGGGCGAGACCAGCCGGGTTTTCACTCTCTGCTTCTGGATGAAGCCCCATATCTTGACGGCTTCCACATACTTTGGCATCTTTGCCAAGCACGTTGTTGGCAGTAATTGTGGGTGGGAGGTTTGCACTTATGGGACTGCACTACGGGTCTTGTATGGATACTCGTTCAACGGGTATTACACCTGGGACCCTGTTACGTTGACGGTGGATAAATGGTATTTCGTTGCCTTGAAGATAGATGGGACATTGAATAGTCCTTACCAGACGGCAAGGATTTACGATTACGATGCCGGTACTTGGGCAACTTACGTCAACGACCCAGGAACAAATGAACTCCGGATTTGCACCGCCGACATCTATATCGGGGCCAGAAATGCAGGAGCTACCCCTTTTGATGGCTGGCTGGACAATATGCGGCTCTACCCCGGCCTCTTGTCCGACCAAGTGCTCGACCTTATTCGCCAAAATAAAACAGCTTACGACCCGTTCGATTGTGTTAAGAGTGCCCCCCCATCTGATGTTGTTAATTTGAAGGGGGGTGCCGATGGCGACATCCATACCTTTCAGATGTCCAACCTTGTTGGGTCGGTAGAGGCCATCAAGGGCGTTTCGCTCTGCGTGCGGAACTTTCTGACCGGCGCTCCCTCGGTTAAAGCTGTTACGCCGGTCGTAAGAATCGGCTCGACGAATTATCTCGGTTCTGCCATACAAGCGCCGGGGTGGTTGAGGCCAGAGTCTAATCCTAAACTCTGGGAGATAAGCCCCGCAACAGGTGTCCCGTGGACAAAAGACGAACTGGAAGCTGCCGAGTTTGGCGTCAAGCTGACGACATAAGGGGAAGGCATGGCTAACGATTTCTCAGGTGACGGCAGTTGTAAAGCTCTATGGCGGTTCGAGGCCGGTGGACTCACCACCGACTCAAAGAGCACCAACACGCTCACCAACAATGGGGCCACCGAAGAGACCACGAACCACATGGAGGGTTCGTGTGCGGCTGCCCTGGCGTCTGCGAGTTCCCAATACCTTAGTATCGTTGACGGCAGCCTCGTTTCCGGGTTCCCACTAAAGAGCGGCGACACTACCAAGATTGGCACCATCGCCTTCTGGTTCAGGCCTGCAACCCTGCCCGGCTCCGGGGTTTACATGGGTCTGGTTACTAAGTGGGATTACACAGGCTCCAATATCAGTTTATCAATATTACTTACCAACAGCAAGTTTAGGGTTGCGTGCGCCTTTACCAGTGGACAAACTTATAATCCTTACGACTACCTCACCCTTACTGCTGGCAGAAAGTATCACGCTACAGTATCCATAGATGGGGTAAACAAACTCCTATACGTTTGGATATACGACAACACTGCCGGGGTTCTGTATTCTTATGTGACAGCCATGACCAATGTCTTGCGTGTAGTCAACGCAGATTTTGCAATCGGTTGCGAAAAGGGAACGGCTGCAAGTAATTTCTTTAATGGTGTCATTGATGAAGTTGTCGTGCTCAACCGCATGGTCAATGAAATTGAAGCGGTCAAGCTGCGCTCTGGCACTTATAGCGCAGAAAACAAACTCGATGTTCTGGCAGTTCATGCTTATGTAGAATACCAAGAAGAAAGTAAAGTAAAGATTTCTCAGGTTATTGCTGAGGTCGAGTGGATGCCCACCGACCCAAATACCCATCTTTACTCGGGCACCATCCCTCTCTCCATCACCCCCCAAGGAACCTGCGACCCGGTATGGGAATACGCAGGTTCAGCCCCCATCGCCATTACTTTTGGACCTGGGCTTGCCTACTACCAAGCTCCGGGGCAGTTTGAATATCACAGCAACGGCATTATCCTCTCGGTGCTCCCCGACTCGGCCACCGCCCAAGGGTATTATTACAGGAGCAGCGGCGTTCCCCTTAGTATTACGCCCCAGGCAGACATCTTCTGCCCTGACCGATTCTACGACAGCCCCGGGGTTGAGATAAGCATAACTCCAATGGGCGTCTATAGCCAACCCGTTCCCGGGTGGGACATCCCGAGCGGCTACGGCTTGGTGGATTTTACCGACCTGGGCGACCCGCCGCCTTTCTGGTGCATAGACACCGATGGCATATTTATTACCCTGAACAATTTGGCACCAAAATTCGAGCTCTACGCCGAATACTCTTGGGAGGCTGCGGGAGGAGCAGAGCTTGCCGGCGCCTGCACCTTTGCCGTGGTGGACCCGGACGTCGACGATTATACCACCATGGGCGGGGTCAAGGTCGACGGCAGTTTTAATATCCAGGTCCCGGAGCCCTGGATTACCACCTTTGCGACCAAGGGCGGGGCCCTGGTGCAGGGTGGGTTGGAGCCCATCTTTATCACCCCTTCCACCAGGCTGATTACCGAAATCACCACGGAGGGCGGGGTGGTTATCGGCGGCACCCCGACGCATACCTCCGTCGACCCCTCCGTCCTGGTGACCACCGTAAACTTGCAGGGCGGCGCCGTGGTGGGCGGGTATCGGTATCCCCCCTTCGAGTTCGTAGACCCTGACACCGACGAGGTTTATTACGAGTTCACCGCCAGGGGCACCGTCTATGTGGGCGGCAACCTGGAGTTTGACATCCCGGAAGCCCCGGCTTACGAATTCTCATCCCGCCGTGGCGGCGCCCAGGTGGGAGGTGACTGCACCTTCGGCTTCTGGCAGCCACCGGTAACCGAGTTCGACCTCTTGGGCGGGGTCTTCATCGAGGGCTCCATCGTCGAGGACATCGAGCTCTATGAGACCTACACCCTGACCGGCCAGGGCTTTCAGCCATCGATTTATAGCGGGTTCAACTTTAATTCCTACGCAGAGCGCAACGGACAAGTCTTGGCAGCCCGGAGCGATGGCATATACGTCCTGGAGGGGGCCGACGACGCCGGCCAGAAGATACGCCCGGGCGTGCGCCTGGGGCCAACCAATTTTGGAGTGGACAATCTTAAGGGGGTGAGGGCCATCTACCCGGGGGATTGTGGGCCGGACGCCGCAGCCCGAGTCTTTTGTCCCACCAAGGGGCAGGAAGGTTTCTATGCGCTGGACCGGGGCCGCTTCTCGGTAGGCTATGAGATTCTGGACCGGCTTCTGGTTATTGAAATCACCGATTTCGAGCAGTTGAGCCACCTGGAAATCCTTCCCCGGATGAGGACCAAGGGCCAGGGGTAAAATAACAGACGTTAGGAGGGACGCACTATGGCAATAGCAGCCGATTTCTCAGTAGCAGTGAACGGCGACATCCGGCACGTATCGGGGTCAGCCCATTACACGGTCCTGGAACTTCATCGGTTCTTGCAAGGACTGGCCGATGACCCTTCTGCCGGGAGCGATGACCTACTGGACATCACCAGTGTCACTCCTTCCGAGAGGTCAACCGACAATATCATCACCCTGCTCGGGACGTACAACATCGACGACGCCGCCGCCGAGTATTTCTACGGCGGGTCCATCAAGCAGGGGACCGGGGGGAGCGAGGTAATCTACTCCGGCCTGAAAGTTCTGGGAGCCGTCAACAACCTCAACACCCAAATCCAGATTGTCCAGAACAATGCTCTGTACGACGCCACGCCGTTCTGGGGGACGCAGCTTACGGGCGGCTACAACGGCGACGCTGCTGCCGGTGTGCTGTTCCGCATCCTGGTTAAGTCGAAGGCTGCTGGAGCAGTTATCGACGGCCAGAGGGTCCGGGTTATCGCCCGGCATTGGGGTGACACGTATGACTTCTTTAACGTGACCCTCGGTGAAGGTGAGGCCGTGGCTGCCGTTGGTACGACGCCCGATGCACAGAATAACATCGCTATCGGCACGGTGCAGGCGTGGGCTGCTGGAGACATCCCGACGAACACGGAAGGCTACCAGACCATCAACCTGAACAACGGCAACGGCGCTCAGCCGTACTACTCCAAGTGGCACTATAACACCAACGCTCTCAAGCTCAAGGCCACCTGGAACTGGATTAAGGAAATTACGAGTCAGGCGTCCCCGGTAGCATCCCTCTATGGGATGAGCGGAGACCTCTTTCTCGGCGTCACCCATCAAGTAAATATAAACACCCCCACCGGGACGTTTATTCAAAACGCCGTCTTGACGTTCACCGGGGGCACCGGGATACTGCTCGCCATCGACAGCGTGACGGCTGGCACGAAAATCTGGTTGCAACTCATCACCGGGGTCGCCCCCACCACCGGGACGATTTCCGGGGCGGGCGGTGGCTCTGCGACTATCAGTTCCGTTTCCAGTAAAACCGTCCCCAAGGTCTTCCTGGGGTCGTACACCGGCACCCTGATTGGGGCCTTCGGCATCGGCGTCGATGCGGATGACCTCACCGCAAGCGACACCATCGAAGACCTGCTCGGTGTCACCCAGACCCCGCCGAACAACGTGACTTTCACTGTCTCCGGCCTGTTGACCGCTCACGATTACGTCCTGGTCGGCCCGAAGGACACCGGGAACGCTATCAAACTGGACCAGCTTACCTTAAACGGGGCGCTGACCACGGGGGCTGTTACCGCCGTGGTGGTCAACGAGAACATCCCCGCCGACACTCCGGCTTCCGGAACCATCCGCATCAAGCTCGATACGGGCGTGTACCGGCTGATTCCGTACAACAGTTGGGCGGTCAAGACGTTCCAAATCACATCCACGAGCTTCACGGACCCGCTCGATGCGGCCAATGGCAACAACGTGTTCATCTCGTACATCGACCGGATTGCCGGAGGTGTGAGCGAATCCTTCGCTGCCATCTACAAAGGCACCCCCACGGACCTGTACGTCCGGGTCCGGGACGGTGGGGCCTCCCCCATCAAGACCTTTGAGTCCCCGGCTCAACTCGGGGTTACTGGCGGCAGTTCCGTGGCCTCCAGAATTGCGGATGCCTAAATATGACCAGGACGTGCGGTTCATGCACCCTTTGTTGCAAGCTCACGGAAGTCCCTGAGCTTTTCAAGCCGGTCAACAAGTGGTGCGTCTTTTGTAAGCCTGGGATGGGGTGTTCTTCTTACGAGAAGCGCCCCCCATCCTGCCATACCTTTAGCTGCATCTGGCTTTCGGACCCGAGCCTGGATGATGATTTGCGGCCCGACCGGAGCCGGGTGTTGCTGGAACGTCTTACCGACAAGACCATCCTGGTGCTCAACGAGCCTTCCAGACCGGAGGCTTGGCGAGCACCTGCGATGTTGAAGGTTCTTCAAGATATGGTCCGTTCCGGCCTTACTCTGGCCGTAGGCAACGCTTCCCAAAAGCATCTTATCCTCCCCCAGGGCAGGACGAAGGACGAAGCCGTGAGGGAGATACAGGAGGTCGCCCGTGGCCGCACCGAGCTACACAACAGACCTCAGCCCGCTTAACCTCGCTGAAAATAGCGGGACGTGGGTGGAAATGACCGGGTACGTTGCAGGTGGCACCCCGGACATGACCGACACGGACAACGAGATTCAAGGCACGTACCACGTCTCGTCCACAACCAAGACGGGTCTCAATAGCATTGTCTGCAACAACGGCTCCGGCGTCACTGTCCCGACAGATGGAGCATTTCTTATCTGGTTCTCCTTTGGCTCTCCCGGCCTGCTCGACCTTATTGCCAATGGAGGGGTAAGGGCCATTGTCGGAAGTGCCTTGGGGGACTTCAAGGGGTGGAAGGTCGGCGGGGCCGATTGCCCCCCTGACCCTTATGGCGGCTGGAGGAATCTGCCCGTCAACCCCACGTTGACCGCCGATTATACGGCTGGCTCTCCAAGCTCCACCCTCCAATTCATCGGCATCGGTATCTCCTTACCTGTGTCTGCTCCGGCCAAGGGTCAACCGTTCTGCGTGGATGCCATCCGCTACGGGCGTTGCGAGGCTCGGATAAATGGGGGCGAGTCAGCCAACTATGCGACCTTTGCAGGTTATGCGGCTGTCAACGATGCGTCAACGGCGAGATGGGGATTGATTCAGGCGGTTGCTGGCGGTTTTCAATGGAAAGGTCTTATGACCTTAGGATACACCAGCGCCGTTGACTTCCGGGACTCTAACGTCCTGGTTTTTGTCCAGGACACCCGCAAGGTCACATCTGGGTTTAATAAAATCGAAATCAGACAGAGTGGCAGCCGGGTGGATTGGACGGGCGTCAACTTTACGTGCGTTTCCCCGACCACCACGGCATCCAAAGGGAGTCTCGCAGTTATCGACGATGCCGATGTGAACATCGACGGCTGCGCCTTCACGGACATGGACGCCTTCACCTTCCTGGGGAACTCCACTATCCTGACCAGCATCTTTCGCAGGTGCGGCTTGGTCACTCAGGGTGGGGCGGTATTCAACGCCTGCACATTCGACAAACCCTCCGGGGCCGTGGGGCTGCTCAGCGACGACCTGAATGACATCGACAACACCAGCTTTATCTCGGACGGGACCGGCCACGCCATCGAGCTTACCTCGGCTCACGCCGGGACCAGTAAGACCCTGACCAATGTCATCTTTACGGGGTATGCCGGGAGTGACGGCAGCTCCGGGAACGAGGCCATCAAGAACAACTCGGGTGGGGCCGTCACCATCACCATCGACGGCGGCACCTCTCCCTCTGTCTATAACGTGGGGGCCTCCACCACGACCATCGTCACCAGCGCCAGGACCATCAAGGTCATCGCCCAGATAGCCGATGGAACGAAAATCCAGAGCGCCAGGGTGCTGCTAAAGGTTGCGGCTGCCGGGGGGTTCCCCTACGACGCTACCGTGACCATCGTCAACTCCGGGGCCACGGCTACCGTGACCCACAATGCTCATGGCATGGCGACCAACGATAAGGTGCAAATCTCCGGGGCTTCGCTGGCAGCAAATAACGGGGTCTTCGCTATCACATGGATTAGCGCCAACTCGTACAGCTATACGATGGCTTCGTCTCCTGGGAGCAACCCCACCGGGACCATTAAGTGCAATTACGTGTTTCTCTCGGGGGACACCGACGCTAACGGCGAAATCTCCATGTCCAAGGCCATCGGCACAAATCAGTTGGTAGCAGGTTGGGCACGGAAGAGTTCGGGAGCGCCTTATTACAAACAAGGTGCCTTGGCGGGGCAGGTCGTGACCACCGGCAACCTTACTCTCACGGCAGTTTTGCTGCCGGACGCTTAGGAGCACCATGTCTTTACAGGAAGATTACGATACGCTAAGAAGGCTGCACAACACGACCAATTTAGCCGTCGAGAGTTTGCAGGAGCGGAACAGGGAACTGCTGGAGACCAACGTCTTACAACTCAACCTCCTGGCGAATTGTCAGAAGGCTTTGGATATTACGAAAGAGAATATGCGGAACGCCTTGACCATGCAGAACCAGATAAAGGACGACTACTCTGCCGAGATTGAATTGCTGAGAGCAGAAATTAAGAGGCTCAAAAATGGCAATCACGATTGATTGGGGGACCAGGGTTATCTTCGTGCCGCAGGACTTTCTTACGCCGGTGGGGGAGGGCCTTTATGGTCTGGATGTGAACGCCCTGAGGGTAGCCCTCAAAAGCCTTGAGGACGACGAAGAGGGCATGGTGTTCCTGGACACCCACCGGCACTCACTCCCGCTCACGCTCGCTGGAGTAACCTATGCCAGGGGCGTCGAGATTATCAACGGGTACACGGTCGAGTTCGAGAACGGCCAGTACACGGTGGTCTGCTCGGGGGCGAACCATAACCTCTCCGATGTTAAGGTGCCTAACTCGGTGTCTTTGGTCATCGGGAACGCTGCGGGCCTCATCGTTCACTCGGTCGGGTCCGGCCTCTCTACGGCAGAGCACGACAAACTTATGGCTCTCCCGGAACTGGATGACATCGAGGGGTCCGACACCTTGGCGAAGGTCCTGGGCCTGGTGCAACATAATTTCCGGCTTAAGAGCCAGGTCTACGATGCCGACAATAACCTGGTTGCGGGCAGGGTTCGTATTTATGCCTCAGCCGTTGACGCCCTGGCCGACGAGAACCCCATCGGTGAATATCAGCTTGCCGCAACCTTTGCGGGTCCGGGGCAGTGCATTTCTTACGTGATGGCAGAGGTCTAATGTTAAGCCTGGTAACCAAAGGATATGGAGGGTCTCACGCCGGCCTCTCGCTGGCGACCAAGGGGGTCTTGACCTGGCTCTTCCTGGAAGAGGTGGCCTATGTCCCGGTCCTCCCGGAACGGCTCCCCCGGCAATTTATCCCCCCGGTAGATTTTCGGGGCGACGAGTCCTGGTACAGGCAATTTCAGCACGCCCGGCAGCATATCCACCAGGCGGTGCCTACCATGAGCCTCCCCCGGGGGCTGCCGGCCCAGGTTGTCCCCAAAGTCAACACCCGGGGCACCGAGGCCTGGTTGCTCAACTTTAAGAACGCTCGAAGCAAGGTCCGACGCTGAGGTGACATAGATGGGTACGCCTTATCCTTTTGACGAAGCAGGGCAGTGGGCTCAGGACCATGACACCGTTACCCGGAAACACCGGGAAGAGACGGAAAAAGCCTTGACCGAAGCTGCCGGGCGGGGTTTTGTTGCCCCACCCGGGGAAACCCTGGCTTTGATACTGGAGTCCCGGTTCCAAGCCAAACTCAAGGCCACGGAAGCCAACGCCAAGATTTTCCAGACCATGACCGAACGGCGCCTCAAAGAAGAAGAGGTGGTCCAGAAGGTCGTGCTCGGCCTGGCCCGCTTGGACACCGAGCTGCTCAAGGCCGACAACGACAACTCTCACGACCTCGCCAAGGCCTGGGCCGACATGACCATGGACGAGCATAAGGCCGCTGTTCAACGGCTCGAAAGCGACGTCGAGAAGCGCCAGGCCTACATCATTGAAGAGCGAGCCTTGATTGAGCGGGAGGTGACCTATTGGAAGCGCTTGGCTATCGAGGCCGAGGGTATCACTCTGGACGCCGAGGTCCAGCTTGCCAGGGAGAAGGTCAAGACCGCCGAAGAGAAGCTCAAAATAATTGAATACCTTTACCAGGTAATAGAAGCTGAACAGGTGGTTATCGCCGCTGAGATTCACCGGGCCGAGGTCCTGGTAACTGTTATAGCCAGGCAGCAAGAGGTGGCCGCAGTCAAGAAGACTATGATTCCCCTTTACGAAGATAAGGCTGCCGCCCGCCTGCAAGATGCCGAGGCCATCAAATTAGAGGCCGGCTACCGGAAGCAAATCGAGGAGCTTGGCTACCGACGCATCGATTTGAAACAGGCCCAGGAGGACGCTGACCACGAGATTCGCCTGGTTGAGGAACGGCAAGAAGAAGCCCATTACGATTATCTCAGGGCCGAGCGCATCACCGAAATCACCAAGGCCGAAGCCCGCACCATGCTTTTGGAGTTCGAGGCCATTATCAAGGCCAAGCTCATCAAGATGGGGAAGGCGCTACAGAAAGAAGAAAAGCGCCTTAAACTTGACCACCGGCTCTTTTGGGAGCAGTATGGGTGGGGGCAAGAGTTTAACTATACCGAGTTACAGCGGATTCGCCTGGTTTCGGATTTCCCGGCGAGGGTCGAGAACATGATAGATGTCGCCAAGGCCAAGGCTGCGGCTCAATTGGCCGGGCAGGAAGTCGTTTCTGTCCGGACCACCAGGGCTCATATGCACCAACTAATCTCGAAGGGGTAGCCATGGACGCAGCCGCTTTGAAAGCAAGGACTCTGGGCCGGAACGATGCTCTCTGGCTGAGTTGGGACGTGGACGGGCTTATGGGTGGCCTGCGGCCCTTGGAAGACCTGGTAAACCGGGTCAGCCAGGATATGGTGCGGATGCCCATGGCGGTTTTGGAGGGGGCAGCTCAATTTCAGGCTTCCCAGAGGGACAAGCTCTACGATGTAGAGCTCCAGGAGGTGGAGACCCACAACCTCATCGCCCATAACAAGTTTATCACCCAAATGCAGGTCCTGGCATACAAACTGGCAGGTGAAGAGGCCCTGATAGCTGGCAAGCGTTACGACGTGGCTATCAAGTCCTTTATCATGCTTGCCAAAGAATTTGCCGCCGAGGTCGAGCGAGACCAAATCGCTCTGCAGCGGGACCGGGCCAAGATGGACATAAAGAAAGCAGGGGCCACCCTGGAAGAGACCAAATCCAAGATTCTCCTGGAGTATGCGGAGCGGGCCCATGTTGAGGTGGACATCGCCAGGGCCAGACTACAGGTATCCCAGGCCAACGTCCGGGCGGTCATGGCCGGCATCGAGGCGCAAGAAGCCGAGCTCAAGGCTATCCAGGCCGAGCTGGAGGTCGCCATGGTGCAGGCCGAAAAGGCAACCCTGATTGCTGATGTTGCTATGATTTATGCCGACATCATCGTCCGGGGCCTAGCGAAAATCAAGTTGGCCGTTGATAGAGCCGAAATCGAGGCGGGGTTTACGTTTATCCAACAGAAATTGGACGACCTGCTTGCTATCTGGGACACAAAGTGGGTCACGGAGAAGATGAAGCTCTCATACGAAGCTCTGGTGCGCCAGGAGGTTGTTGAGCAGACCGCCGCCAGCAAAGACCTGGAAACCTTGAAAGAGACGCAGCAGAAGGCCGAGGTTGAGGTTTTCTTCTTCGAGAAAGACAAGATAGATGGTGAAGACGAAATCCCGGAAATGCGCCCTGGGGGCCGCTCCTACGATGACCAAAAGATTTTGCATGACGTCTTGGATGAGGTCAGGAAAACGGGCAGTTTTGAGGGCACAGGCCTGAGCATTACAGGGTGCGAGAGGCTGCGCCAGGACAACCTCTATGAAATGAAAGAGGCTTTGTTCAATACCAAGGCAGACGCCGAAAAGGGCCTGGATAACATACGGTCGTGGGCCGAAATCCTGGTTGCCAAGGCTCATGGGGCTGCGGCTGGTTACCGGGAATCTTTCGACTACGAAGGCAGGGTATTCGGACAAAAAATATCCAAGGGGAGCCTCTTTGTTACCTTGCCTGGTAAGCCAAAGTACACGCCTCCAGGTGAGAAAAAGGAACAACTGAAAAACCTAGACATTATACCAGAATCTTGCTATGACCCTCGTTACTCGGGACCAGAGGATATGTAATGGCGTTTTTATTTGACGATGAGCTCTGGAAGCTGGACGCTACCCCGATGGAGCTGGCAGGGGTTCCGGAGAAGCTGCAACCCTCTCTCAAGTTGGCGTTGGCGGGCAAGGGTCCGTTTGACGCCCAGGGGTTCACAGATGCCTTTAAGGATAAGCGTAGTGACGTAGAAAAACTGATGGACGAAAACACGGCGCTGCTGAAAGAATACGGGGGGTTGCCGGTGTGGGAGCTGAGCCCCCAGCTTGCTCGGGAACTCAAACTTAAGCAAATAGAGAGTGATTTAATTCATGAAGCGGTGAACGTCTATTCTCTGGTAGGCGAATCTGCTCCATATCTGGAGGCCACCTGGTTTATTTTCGATGAACCCCAAATGGACGACATCCTTGAAAAGGCCGGGACCAGCCTGGATAAACCACTATTTGAGCGGCTAAATATAAGGCCAGCCGTAATAAGCGAAGCCAACGACCAGGAAAAGCTCTTCCTGGCCCGATATGAATTTCCCAAGTATGGAGCAGACTTGATATACCCGGAAGCCCAACTGCCGACTACCAAGGGGAAGTGTCTGGCCTGGATAGATTTTTTAACCGGGATGCACTACGGCGACATCGAAATGCTCATGGCTGTCGGAGAAGTTACCACCAAAATATCCGAGTTTCCCGTCATGCAGGGCGACCCTAACTTGCCAGTGCCTCCCATCCCTGGTGATTTTTTCGACGAGACCTTTGGGCAAGATAAAACGCTGCACGATTTAATCTGGTTGGAGTCGGATAACGCCGAGGGGTTAGTTGATGGGATTGAAAGCAAGCAGAAACCTGAGAACCCGCACTGGTGGTTCAGGGTCAACGCTATCGAAACCCAAAAATGGCCTTATCCTGGAGAATTTCTTGGCTTGGGTGTTCGCATTTTCCCTAACCTGCCGTGGAGCATTTCCCCCACCAACCCGCAGGGCTCCCCCTTCCTGTTCAGCGGGATGTTCATGGATACGGTGTTTATTACCAGTGCCCACGTCTTGGGGGCAGAGGTCACAGACGACGGGGTTTGCAAGGTCAATGTCAAGTGGCGTGAACAGGAGCTATGGGTTTACCCGACAGATTTTGCCCAATACAAAGAGGGAGACCGGGTAACCATTATAAAAGACGTCAAGGCCTTGAAAACCGGTGAGACCTGGGAGGACCCAGACCTTTGGAAGTTTGACGAAGAGATTTGGCGGGTGGTGCCAATAACCTACTATGCCCATGGCTTTGGAGAGAATTAATGGAAAGTTTGCCAGGGAAAGAGCTTTTCCGGCCCGATGAGGTGGCGATATTGGCTGGGTTGTCAAAGCGAACCATCTACCGCAAACTCGCCAGGGACGAAATAACCTGTCAGCAAAAACGAGAGGGGGGGCCATTGTGGGTCCCCAGAGACTCCGTAATCCTACTGATTCAAGAAAGGAGGCCTGAGGATGGCAGACTTAACCAGCGATGAAACAAAAATCCGGATAGCCGACATCCAGGCTGAGGGCCACAGAGCGGCAGCCTCCATCCAAAAGCAGGGGACCGTCGATGCTGCCACGGTAACCGGCAAGAGCCACGTTGAGGCCGCAGGCGTCCAGCGGAAGGGCCTCATGGATTTAGCAGAGGCGAAGAACAAACAAGAGGTCATGGATGACCGGACTACAGGCCTGGGTGACCCCGGGAAAAGCTGGGGTGGACAAGGCCCGGTAAACTTGGCCGAAATCAGGAAGCGTTCCCCCGGGGTCCCGGCAGGGACCGGACCCGAAACCGGGGAGATACAACGGCTCACTGGCGGGGTGGAGGCTCTTGGTGACGGCACCTTTAATCGCCCGGCGCACCAGGATGTTGTGGGGGCCGAGACCGGGCAACCTGTCCATGTAATCCGGAGAATGAAACAAACCTACGCCGGGGGAGGCCCCGGGGAGGAATTCCAAGACATAGGTAGAGCCCGCCAGGCCATGAACAGGGCTGCAGGCGTTGGGGAATATGTCAGCCATGAAGAGGCAAAAATCATGGCCGAGGTGGAGAAGAACCCGAAGCTCAAGATGGAGGCCACCGCAGGTTATGCGTCCCTGGCTAAAAATTCCTTGAAAGACAAGATGCTGGGGGAATTGGGCACGTTAGACCCGAATGACCCCACCGCAGCGCCCACCATGTCCGGAGAAGTTAATAAGCTGTTCCTTAAGCACTCTGCTGGGTTAAAGCATCCGGATGAGGTGCCAGATGTCTGGGCCAAAATAGAGCCCCTGGTTCAGAGCCACAAACTTGTTAAGCAGTTGGGCGACAAAGTAACACGCAACCAGTTGGTGACACAGGCACAAGATTACTTTAACGCTCTGCCTCCTGAAAAAAGGCCCATATTGGTCAAAGGCAAAAATGGTCAGCCCGACACCCCCTGGACCAACCAGGCCTTTGCCGATTATGTGGGGTCTATGAAACCCTCCCTCGAAAACGCAGAGTGGCTGATGAAGCATGGAGGGCTTTCTCCCGTGGGTGCCCCCCGAGTGACTCGGCCTGGAGCCGCTCCTGGAACGGGTGTTCCGTTGCCCCCGGGGTTCGGGGGGGCAACCCCGGCCCCAGCCCCGGCTGCTGCTGCTCGTGGACCTCTTTCTATGGAAGAAGCGGCAAGCTGGCAAGCTCCTGCTGCTGCCCCCGGGGTGGCCCCAGCTACGGTGCCTCCGGTGGCGACGGGCGCTGCTGGGCCGGGCCTTGCAGACGTCATCAATAACCCCCTGGCCGCTGCTGGAAGAGCAGCCGTTGCCGTTGGGGGAGCAGTAGACAGGGGCTCAGAAGCCGCCATTCAGGCGGGATTGCGGGGTGGTGCCGGTGTGGCAAGAGGGGTAGCTGACGCCAATAGAGGGCGATTTGAAGACCCTATGGCTGAATCCCTGCGGATAGCACCCCCGGCTCCGGGGCTTACCACCCCCCCCGCAGCGTGGCCCTCTCTTGAGTTGCCTCCCGTCTCTGGGCCGGCAGCCGTGGGGGTAGTCCCGCCGCCAGCGGCTGTTTCACCGGTCCCGGCCCCGGCATCCCCCGGCGTGGTCCCGGCCCCGGCATCCCCCGAACCGGTCCCTGGCCTGAGTGCGAGTACAGGTCCCGCTCTGCAAGAGATTGCCCAACGTGTCCGGGAAATTACCCAAAAGCCCCTTCAAGAAAGGGGGCCGGAAGATGTGGCTTTCTTGCATTCGCTGGGGCCGGACTACAACATCCAGGCCAACCTTGCCATGCACAAGATGGGGGGCTTTTTCAGGCCAAATCCTGTTCAAGACCAGCAGAGGCTTGCAACCCTCCGGAAAATGTACCGGGACACGCCGGGTACGGCGTAAAATTAACCCATTTCTCCACTTCACCATTTGTAAGCGGAGGCTTAAATGCCCTTACCCGAAAACGAACTGAAAAAACCCGAAGAAACCGCAGTTGCGAGTATCCCCCCGGACTTTGAGCAGGTAACTGGCCGGAAACCGGAGTCATACGCTCAGCCCGCCGTGGCGCCGGGTACACTCCCGCCGCAAGAAGCCAAGACCCCGGCCCCCGGGGCGCTCCCGCCGTTGACAACCGCAGCCGCTCCGGCAGCACCTGTCGTCGAGCGGATGCCGCTGCCGCCCGATTATGCTGAGACCATAGCCCGTGGCCCGACGACGGAACAAAGCATCATGAACGAGCAGGTCCGTCATTCGATGGCTATGAGGGACCAACAGCTCGAACCGGCCCCGGACCTGGAGTTGGGCGACGAGCTTGCCAGGTCCCTGGGGCGTGGCGCCGTCCGGCTACTGCAATTCTTCCCCCAGACAATCAAGATGGTGGGGGCCGACCTGCTTCGCAGCAAGACCGTTGAGTCGGTTCTGAATCCGATTTTGAATCGGATGGACGAGCTCGCCCAGAGCCCGGGCCTCAGAGAAGGAGCCAAGGCCAAGGGAACGGAAATCGACCTCGACCAGATTATGAGCGACCCCAACAAGGTCCTCGGCCAAATCGGCGAGAACGCCGCCAATGGGTACTGGTGGGCCTCCAAACTCCCGGAACAGGTCGGCACGTTTGCCACCATGTGGGGCGGTGGATGGATAGCCCGCCTGGTGGGGGGAGGGGCTAAGCTGATAGCTGCGGCCCGGGTTGCCGAGGGCTTGGGCGATACCGTCAAGGCTGCGTCCATCATTAACCAGTTGAACCGCATTTCCAAAATCGGCACCTACGGGGCAGCTATCGCCATGGAGGCGGGGGAAGCAGAGCAAGGCCTGCGCCAGTGGGAACTCACCCACCCCGACGTTTCCTGGGGCAAGCGGGTTATGGCTCTGGGTATTTCCGGGGCAGCCGGCGCTTTTGAGGCCATGTCGTTTGAGCGGGTTTTCAGCAAGCTCGGTAAAAACTTCCCGGCGAAGGTCCTGGATAGCATCATCACTGAGGGCTCGACGGAAGGTATCCAGACCCTCATTGAAAACACCGCCAAAAAGCTCGGCTACGATTGGGACCAAAAGCTGACCGAGGGCATCGTCGAAGCCATCATGATTGGTGGCGTCATGGGCGGCGCCCTGGGCGGCGGCGCACACGGCGTCGAGCGCTACCGGGAAGGCCTGCGTGACCGGATTAGCCGGGCCAACGCCGAACAATATGAGTGGGAAACCTCCCAGGAGTATCGCCGTGGGGCGCACCGGGCCACAACCGGCGCAGCCGTCTTCCCGGGAACCGAAGAGGCCATGGAGGATACAGCGGCCATCCGGGAAATGGGGAAGGTTGAAGAGGTCCAGGACCACCAGGCTACCGACACCGGCCTTGGTGATGCTGGCTCCATGGAGCCCGGAGGCGAAACCGTTGCACGGGAAGTAGAGAAAGACCGGACCCCCCCCGCTGGTCCTGGCGAGGGGCAGGCAGAGGCAGGCCCGGAGTTCGCCCCGGGACCCCAGGGGCCGCAGACAGACCCGACGATGGGTCCGGAGGGCGTGGCCCCGGAAATGTCCCAGGAAGGAACTGCCCCCACTGGTGACATCAACACCGCCAGGAAAATGGCGACTGATGCGGTCTGGAGTTATGACGGATTGACCCCCGGAGAGGTTCAGTCTTTCCAGGATTCCATCGGCCAGGCCGGGACCCACGACGACATTGAATCTGTTCGGCGCCAAGCCGAAATGACCAGCAAATACCGCCAGGCCACGGCGGCGGGGACGCCTTACGAGGGCGGGCGTGAAGAGGCTCCACCGGAGGCCGGAGCTGCCGCAGGCCCCGCATTAGGCCCGGAGCCCTCCCCAACGGAGGGGGGGCCGGCCACCGGTGGAGCCACGATTACCCAGGAAATGGGAGAGCAGCCCGCTGAAAAGCCCCCAGAAACCCCCACCGACCATCATGCCACGATTGACGGCATGAACATCGGCGAAGAGCATAAAGCAGCCTACCACCAGCTTATCGACTCGACCGACGATTTGGAAACTAAGGATGGCTTTACCGACCTGGCTCGGGTTCTGGAAAGCCAGACCCCCGAAGATATGGATGCAATCGAAAAGGCAGCCAACTGGATTGTAGAACGGCGCAAGGCCGGCGCAACCGATGAAGAGCTCTTGGCTGAAATGGAAAAGGATGGGTGGCCCCGGGGACCCGCCAAGGCCATGCTTCATATCACCCAGGAACAGGCGCCGGAGGGGTTTCAGCCGGAACCGGAAAAAGGCCCCCCCACCCCTGGGGCCGAGGGTGCTCCGAAAGCCGGACCTCAAGCCGCTCCAGAAGGAACTCAAGCTCAACCAGAAGGAAAAACGCCCGCTCCAGAAGGAGAGTGGGAGCACGTCACCAACGCCGACAACCAGGAGCACGCTCAGCGCCTGGTGAAAAAGCTCGGGGCCAACATCAAGAACAAGGAATATCGGACCCGGCAAGACGATAAAGGGAAGTGGACTGTCGAACGCCGCCATGTCGCAGGCAAAGCGGAAGGGGCGCCGGGTGCCGCTGCTGCCCCGGAAGCAGGGGAAGAGCCGGCCCCCAAGGCTGCCCCCCGCCCGGTGGCCGACATGACTGACGAAGAGCTCAAGGCAGAGCACGCCGAACTCTTCAAGAGGCAGAAGACTACCGAGAGCGATGAGGACATGGCCCGTTCCTCAGAGATAACCACCGAACGCATCTACCGTAAGGCCAAAAAAGAATTTGGCGAAGCCAAGGAGAAGGGGTGGACCGCAGGGGAGTCCGAGGGCCTCAGGAAGCGCTATAAGAAGGATTGGACTAAGCCGATAAACCATGAGGCGATTGATAAAGCCTGGAACGAAACCTTTGGCGAAGAGGCCGGTGCCGGTGAAACCGGGGAAAAGGCCCCAAAAGAGGAAAAACCCGGTCCCGCCCCGGAAGAGAAGCTGCCCCCAAAAGAGGAAGAAAAGGGCGAAAAAGAGGCCGAAGGGGAGCAGGTAGAGGACGAAGCCGCCAGTATAAAGCTCTCGAAAGCACTCGAACCGCTGTTGGCCCAGGCTGTCTTTAAGCATGACAAGCCCCTGGAGAAGGCTACGGTCATCGCCAAGGCCAAAGAGATATTGAATATCGAGCACAAGGAGCTCTGGCGCCACCGGAAGCTCATAGACGAAGCCCTTGAGCTGGCCCAGGTCAGACAGGCCAGGACCATCATCTTAACCAACGAGAATGCCGAGGTCGCCGACGAAGAGACCCTGGCGCAGCTCACCAAGCTCTACAACTACACCCCGACGCTCCGGGCCCGGGACAGCGAAAGCGTCCTCGCCCAGGCTTACAGCACTCCGGCCCCCCTTGCCTTCATTATGAGCCGGGCCGTGGGGCTGATGCGCAACTCCACTCTGTATGAGCCCACGGCTGGCAACGGGATGCTCACCATCGCCGCTGACCCCAAGAACGTTCACGTCAACGAGATTCTCAAAGACCGCCTGGCCCACCTGCAATCTCAGGGGTTCGGGACGGTTACCAGTTTCGACGCTACAGAGCAGGCTGCCAAAGCCAAGAGCGCCGACGTGGTGCTGATAAACTCGCCGTTCGGGAGTATCTCCAAGCAAGAGATTGACGGCTATGTCATCAAGAAGCTGGAACACCTCATCTCCATGAAGGCCTTGGAGGCTATGGCCGACGACGGGAATGCCGCCATCATCATCGGCGGGCATTCGTTCGCCGACAGCATGGGAAAGGCCCAGCAGTACCTAACCGAGACCGACCGGAACTTCTTCAACTGGCTCTATTCCCACTTTAACGTGGTGGCCCACATCAACATCGACGGGAAGGTCTACGAGCGCATGGGGACCAAGTTCCCGATTCGGTTACTGGTGGTTCATGGCCGGAAAGCCGAAATCGGGGGTGTGGCGCCGGCCACTGCCGACGCAATCAGCCAGGCCATGACTTTTGAGCAAGTATATGACCTGCTTAAGGAGGTAATTGCAAATGCCGAAGGCGAGCAAATTGGCGTGGGTCCCGACGTGGCTGGAGAACAGCCAAAAGGCGAGGGTGGCCCTAAGCGTCCTGGTGGACAAAGTACACGACCTGGGCCCGGAGGAATGGGAGGGCCTGTGGGAGGAGCGGGTACGGGAACTGGCGAAGGAGGAGGACGTCCGGGACCTGGAACTGGTGAAGGTGTGGGAGGACCTGGAGGGGGGCCGGCCCCAGGTGCAGCAGGTGCAGGACCTACTGAATCTGCTGGAGGCGAAACTGGTGCCGGCGCTTTGGGACCGGTTGTGCATAGCCCAGGGGGAGGGGAAGGAGGCAGAACAGGCGAAGAAGCGCCTGCTGGCGAAGTTCCCCCAGGAGGACCCGGCCCCGAGCCAGGAGGAACGGCTGCAGGAACTGAGGGAGGCGGGACTGAACGGCCTGGTGAGCGCAGTGGCCGACCCAAGCCCGGCAGCGAGGGCCAGGGGGGGCCTGTAGAAGGAGGGGTTTCCACTACTGAGCAGCCTATCGGGGAAAAAGAGAAAGAAGAGCCTTCGGGTAAGAAGAAGCCCGGGGATGAAAAGAAAAAAGAGCCGGAGCCGGAGCCGGAGTGGCCCAAAACTCCGGAAGACCATAAGATTGCCGCAATCCTTAGGGAATTTGTCCCCTGGTGGAAAAGAGCCGGGTGGGAAGCGGAAGGATTTGAAGGCCCCCTTAAATGGGTTAAGTCCCTGTCCCCGGAAAATAAAAAGAGGGTCCAAGAATACATCCTTAAGTACGTGGTCCAAGGGCATCCATGGGAAGGCGAAGGTGCGGATGCCGGCGCCGGCCCGGGCAAAGGCAAGGGCAAGGGGAAGGGTAAGGGG